CTGGGGCTGGGGCTGGGGCTGGGGCTGTATTGCGGGTCCGGCTCAGCCGCCCTCTGCCCCGCCCCCTGCTGCGGCTGCTTGCGCAGGTAGTTGAACTCCGGGCTGCTGTCCGGGCTCAGGCGGGTGCGCCGGTCGTCAGGGAACGGTTGGCCGCGGCTGCGTATTGCGCCGGCCGCTCTCAGGCTTTGCGCCCATCCTGAGTCGTCAACATGGATGCCGTCCACCACCAACCCATCCATGCGCTCCAGCGCCCGCTTACTGCGACCGACTGCAAACACCAACGAGCCTTGGTGCCTCAGTGACGCCTTCACTACGTGCTTTTTCAGCGCAGCTTGATCACCCATTGCAACGCTCAGCGGAATGGTGCTGATGGTCTTCACGTTGTGCTGGGTGTCGGTGTGGATCAGCGTCACCGCGTCCGAGTCAACTTGCAGGCGCTTGGCCATCGCCATCAAGTCTGGCGGCCCGCCGATTTTGGCCCCGGCCCATTCTTGTGCGGTGTACGGGGTGGGTTGTCCGAAGTCTTTTTGCGTTGTACGGACGTCGCCATCGCCGTCGATGGTCGAATACTCGTTGGTGTCAATCACCACATGCTGATGCAGCGTCAGGCCCGGCATCTTGGCTGCGAACGTCTGGGTCAGGTTCACATCTGCGCGGCTTGGCATGGCATTGCCGCTCGGATGGTTGTGCAGCAGGTAGTACCCGGCAGCCCCTCGGTTGCGCGCCGCGGCCGACAGATCGGCGAGATAGCCATCGATGTCGTTGCCCATGATGGCATTGACAGATGCGGGCAGGCGGCTGGTCAGGCCCACTTGTGAAACCACGGCGCCTGCGTCGTTCACAAACACGACCCGGAACGTCTCGAAGCGCGGGTCGCGGTACACCTGCGCCAGAATGGCGAGGTCTTCGGCGCTGCCTACTTTTTGTCCGACGAGGCTGACCCTTTGACGGGCAGCGTAATCACCCGACAGGGCGAGGCCAAGTATGGTGCCGGTGGATCGTATGTCATCCACGGCGGACACGGCCGCCCGCTGGGCAGCAACAGCGGCCGCTCCTGCCTGGCTTTCGACAGGTCCACGATCGAGGAACAGTTGGAGTTGTCGGTCATCGGTGTAGGGGCGTCGGGGGGCTTGCGCATTGTAGGCCTCTCCATCTTCGCGCAGATCGAAAATATCGCCTTGGTTCGGGTTGGCGTCGGCCGCGCGATCGCTGCCGGTCAGGGTGAACTCGCCGCGCTCGCGGTCGGCGCGCTCGCGCTGCTCGGCCTGGCGCTCCTGCTGCTGGCGCTCTCGCTCTGCCTGCTCCAGCCGCTCAAGGCGCTGGGTGACTTCCTCGGGCGTGTAGCTGCTTAGGGCTGGCTGGCTGGCGGGTTGGTCGGCTGCTTGATCTGCGGCGGGTCGGCCTGCTTGAGTTGGCCCAGGGCCTGCTGCTGCTGCGGGCTCGGCTGCTGCCCGGCCAGCATCGACCGGAACAGGCCCACGCCCTGCGGGCTGTTCCAGATTTTCTTGGCTTGCTCGTTCATTTTGGGGCCTCAGTAGGTTGATCACATCATCGCGGCTGGCGCGCGGCACCTCGCCAAACATGTCTGCTGCGGGCTTGGTTGCCTCAGTATAGGCAAAGTCGGCGGCATTGCCTAGGGCATTCACCACTGGCTTGACGCTGCGCGCGTTGCTGGCAAACAACTCCAGCACCACGCCCACCATGGGGTCGGCTGCCATGTCAACCTGCTGCGCCGCCAGCGCCAGCGCCCTGCCCTCGCGTCGCGCATTCACCGCGATCTCGGCCGCCTGCGTCACCACGTCGCGGATATCGAGCGCGCCCGCGCCCTCAAGTCGGGCCATTTTTGGGGCCACCTGCGCCAGCGCCGACAGCACATTGCGCGCCTCGGGGTCTTGCGCCTGTGCGTACAGCCGCACCAGTTGGTCGTTGCCATACGCCCGGGCAAACACAGCCGCGTTGATGCGGTCCACCGCCTGCTTGGTCGGCTGGCCGTTGGTGTCGATCAGTCCGCCCTGCTCGGCCTGCGGCATGGCGCGCACGAACTGGCGCACCGCCTCGGGCGTGATGCTGCCGTCCTCGGCAAACTGCAGCGTGTCTAGGTTGACGCGCTGTGAATCGTTGTTCGCTTGCTCCACCGCCGACAGGTTCAGGTTGCCTACGGTGTTCGACACGTCGCCAATGTCGGCCGTCACCTGGTCGGTCGGCATCACACGCACCAGCACGGGCGCGCGCATGGCGCGAATCACATCAGGGCTCACCCCGTGCAGGGTGTCGTTGGCCAGCTCCTGCAGGTAGCTGGGTGTGGTGCCCTTGCGATAGGCCAGCTGCAGGCCTGCGATGCGGCCATTGCCAGCAATCGCGCGGATGCGCTGCACCGACTGGTTGCCATAGTCGGGGCTGGGTGTGCCGTCCGCCTGGTTGGATGGCAGCACGTCCGCCGCTTCCACCACTGCGTACTGCACCGGGATGCGACGGCCGTCGCTGGCCACAGCCACATCCTGACGGCCCAGCTGCTCGGGGGCGATCTGGCCACCGGCCACTACCGGGGCACCGTTGGCGAAGTCGCGCGAAAAGCCCAGGCGCCCATAGTCGGGCTGGGTGGCAATGCTCTGCATCTGCGCAATGCTCGACGGCGTGGCGCGGTTGCGGTTTTGCAGGATGGGTGTCTTACCCTCATTCGTGAGGGAGACATCGGGCTTGGTACCCTCATCAGTGATGGCACCATCCACCGGCGCATCAGGTGTTACCGGAGCCGCTTCGGTAGTAGCTTGCGGTGCTTCGGTAGTAGCGGGCACCAAGTCATCGAACGTCAGCCCAGCGGCTTGTACGTCGCCACTTCCTCCCGCGTCGGGTAGTACAGCGGCCGGGGTTGCATCGCTTCCTGCTGGCGCTGGCGCTTCAACTGGCGCGGCTTGGGCCGGGGCTTGGGTTCGGGCTGCTGGTGTTGCGTTTTGGACATTCTGGGCGTGCTCGATGGCCTGCAAAATCCGGTTCGTCGCCTCGGCATCGAGTGCCGCCACCGGCTGCGCTGGGGCTTGGCTGGGTGTGGTTTGCCCGAGAGCCTGCCGCGCCGCTTCTTGGTAGTCGGTCAGGTTTATGGTTGGCTGCTCGGGCTGGCCGCGCTGGGCTGCTTGGGTAGCCACATTCACGCCGCCGCCCATCAGCGCGCCAAGCAGCCCTGCCACGGCCACCTCTTTTGCTGCCGCCGTGCCGCTTGGCGCATCCCCTGACCCGGCCGCGCGGCCCGTCACTTGCCCAACCGTCTCGATCGCCTCTTGACCGCCCTCCATCAAGCCCGCTGCACCCACTTGCCCGACGCGGCCCGCCGCTGATCTGCTGCCAGTGCCGGTAATCGCTCGCGTGACGGCACCCTCAGCGCCGCCTCGCGTCAGAGCGCCTGCCACCACGGTAAACGGCACCGTGATAGCCGCACCAAGGTATGCGTCCTCCATCGGCACGCCCTGATCCACCAGTTCGGCGAACGTCGATGCCGCGTTTTGGGCTGTGATTGTGCCGACGCCCGCCACGGTTTGCGCGCGGGCTACCCGGGCGGCAACTTCTGCCCTGCTCATGCCCTGCACCGTTTTGCCCGCCGCGGCCAGCCGCGTCGCACCCACGCCTACGCCGACCGGCAAAAACATGCTTCCGATGGTAGGCAGCACCATGTTGCCAATCGCGCCCGGGTTCTGGCTGATTGCTTGCAAGACGCCGACCTCATCGTCGGCCATGTCGGCCATGAAATTCTCGCGCATGGCCTCGGCGCGCTCGGAGCCGACTACCTCCCGGATCGCCTGCATGCCGCGCTCCATCCGCCCCGACAGGCCCGCGCCCAGCCTGTCGCCTGTGGCCAGTCTGCCAATTTCGGCCACGCCTTTGATGGCGGTTGGCCCGATTTGCAGCGCGCCAGCGGCAAGGTCGCGTGCCGCCGTGCCGAGAGTGCGCCCTGGCACTTCGCGGCGAGTACGGGGCTGCACTGGGTTGGCCTGCGGTATCAGGTCGTCGAACCTGATATCGGTGTTCTGTGGGATCAGGTCGTCGAATTCGATGGTCATTTACAGCCCCGTTGGGTCTATCCCGTTTTGCCGCAGGCGCTGAATCACCTGCTCGCGTGGTGCGCCTCTGGCGATTGCCTGGCGCGCACTTTCAAGCGCAGCAGCCCTTGCAGCAGTCGGCCCCGCACCAGGCGCAGCAACCGGCCCCGGCCTTGGCGCAGCCGGCGCGGGCTGCGCAGTTGCCGGGCTTGTGGCGGCTGCGGGCCGTCCTTGCGCCTCCCACTGCGCAAACGCAGTGGCTGTGGGTCGCCGGCCGTTGGCGCTCGTCCATGCGTAAAAGCGGGCCAGTGCGGCTTGGTCGATTTGCGTTTGCATCTCACCCGTGATCGGGTTGCGCACCGGCCGCCCCTTGTCGTCCAAGGCGGGCACCTGCAGCGTGCGCAAGATCGTCGATGAAAGTGCGCCCTCGGACGCCTCCGCGCCCGTGCCCGGCCGCGCCCCTTGCGTTTGCAAATGCCTAAGCTCGGCCAGCGTCATTTGGCGCTCGGCACTCGACCGCCCGGCCGCCGCGTTGGATGCATTGGCAGCGCCGCGGTCGCGCGCCACCTGGGCTCCGGTTTCGTCGGCAAACAGCCTGCGCAGCACTTCATCAGACACCACGCCCTCGCCAGTCGCCTGGTTGATCGCACCGCCCGTATTCCCGACGGCGCTGAACGGCATGTAGGTCTCACCCGGTCGCGCCAGCGTATTCAGCCGGTTCATCATGTCCAAATTGCCCACGCTGCCCAGCGCCTGATCGCGGATGCCCTGCGTTTGCAGCGACGTGCCGGCGTTGGCAAACCGTTCCATGTTGGGGTCGCCGGTCATTTGGAACAGTCGAACGGAGTCCTGCATGTAGCGCGACAGAGCCGGATCAATCGGCGCTTGCCGGGCATCGTTGGTCAGGCGCAGGCCGGTCGCCTCTTCGCCGATCTTGAGCGCGTCGGCCCCTGCCCGGTTGCCGCTCATGTTGCGGTAGTAGATATCGGCCAAGCTCTGCTCCTGCTCTTGCTGGGCGCGCTGGCGCACTGCCTCGCCCTGAAGCAGCGCCCCAAGCGCCCCCGCAATGCCCCGGCCGGCACCAGCCCATGCCTGGGCCGGGTCGCGCGTCAGTGTCGTCATCATTGGAACGCCCTCGTAAACCGATTAAACCCATCGCGCGCCGCGCCGCCCAGGTTCCAAAGCCCACCCGTGCCCATGCCCGCCTCCTGCGCCGCCAGCATGGCCGCCTGCTGCCCGCTGGCGCCGTACTTCAGGCCCGCCCCCAGAGATGTCAGGTTGTTGCCGCCAGCGGAAAGCCCCGCCGTGCCCACGCCTTGCAGCAGCGAGCCCAAGAACATCCGCCCGGGGTCAACCCGGCCAGCGGCATCGATGGCAATCCGGTCGGCTCCGGCCTGCCCGCGCGAAAAATTGCCCAGCCGGTCCACATCCATGCCGGCATCCATCATGCGGATGCCCTCGTTCATGCGCAGACGGCCCGCGCTGCTGGTCTTGCCCAGCAGGCGCGCCAGCTGCTCGGCCTGCCTCATGGTGTTGAGTTCGCTGGTGGCCCGGGCCGTCAGGTAGTCGTCGGACACGTTGCCCTGTGTTGCCTGTTGGGCCTGGCGGATTGCCTGGCTCTCGCTCACCGGCGCAATCAGTTCCTGCGTGATCTGATCCGCAATCTGCGTCTGCTCCGCCTGCCGCTTCGGTGTCTCGTAAGTGGCGGCCGCGTCCAGCGCCCTGCGCTCGGCCTGCATCTGCAACCGGCGCTGGTTCTCGAGGCTGCGCTGCGTTGCTGATTCCATGCGCTGCTGCGCATCGCGCGCCGCCCGGTTCTGGATGGCCGCGCCTGCAATTGTGGCAATGAGCGCCGGGATCAATGGGATCATGATTTGCTCCTTACCGGGTAACGGTGCCGCTGTTGCCGGCGCGCGGGTTCGATACGCCAAACCACTGCTGCTGATTCGTCCCGCTGCCAGCCGCAGCGCGCCCGGTGTTCATCTGGTTCATCAGGTAGGCTTGCGCCATGTCGTTGAACAACCCGCCCACCGTGGCCCCTGCGCGCGCGCTGGAGGCGTTTGCGCTGTTGACGCGCAGCGCGTTGAGCGACTGCGATGCCGCGGTGCCCGTGTCGATGCCCGACTGCGCCAGACCGATCAAGTTGGCGCGCGCCTGCTCGTCTGCTGTGCGCAGATCGGCCGCCGCCTGATCGGCCACGCCGCCTGCGCGCATCAGGCCCTCATTGGTGCGCCGGTTGATGTCGGCCAGGCTATCGACCTGCACCGATCCGCCCATCAACCCGGTGCGCGCCAAGCCAAAACGGTTGAAGCGCTCGGCCTCCGCGGCCTGCCGGTCAACGTCTTGCCGGTTGAGGTCAAACACCGCGTTGCGTTGATCGGTGTACATTGCCTCGCGCGGGTTGCCGCCCGGAGGATCAACCCATTCTTCAAAGGTTTCGGTTCTTTCTGGCGTGCCGGGAATCACGCGGGTTCGTGTGACCCGCTGCGCGCCGCTGAATGTTCGGTTGATCGCGTCAGTCGCCGCTTTGATGCGCGCCTGCCGTTCTCGCTCTTGCTGCTGGGCCGCTGCCGCGCCCCCATCGCCACCACCACCGCCACCCATATCAAGCTCCTTCCATTACAAACGTGGCCCCGCACCGGCGGAAGCCCAATTTTTCGTACAACGCATCGGCCACCTCGCAGCCCGAGATCACACCCGGCCTGATCTGCTTGGCACCCGCCAGCCGCGCCCATTTCACAAAAGTCTTGATCAGCCGCGCCGCCAGCATGCCGCCGCGATGGTCTGGGTGAATGAACAGCGCCAGATCGTTGGCCACCATGTCGTTGCCAAACCAGCTTTGCGTCACCATGCCCGCCATGCCGCCGATCACATCTCCGTTTGTACCCTCAGCCACCACCACGAACTGACTTTTGTCCATCAAGCCGCCCAATGTTTCTTTCACGCGCTCGAGGTCGTAGTCCATGGGCGCAAAGGTCGATTCCTGGTGCATGGCCCGGCCCAGCACGCAAATGGCAGGCAGGTCTGCCACAGTGGCCATGCGCAGCCTCATGATCCACCCCGCCCCAAGTCGTGAAAGTGCAAGGTGATGGCGTCCACTCTGAAGGGCTTGTTGTCGAAATTGCGCAGCCGGACAGAAAACTCTGTACCGGTGCATTCAACCGGAATCGTCCCGCCGGGCCGGGTGTTGCCCTTGACCCTGATCTCTGGGGTAAAGGCATCGGGGTCGCGCACATCAAACCCGATCGACATGCGGCATGCGCCCTCCAGCACCACATCCGCCCCCACCAGTTGCTTGAGGTTGCCCGGTCTTTTGAAGTCCATGTAGGGCAACTGGATCAGCACCTCGTACTGAGTGCCGTCGTCCGTGCTGGCCTGCTCGTCGAGCCGGTACACCGCATCGCCGCTGCGGATGTAGAGCTCTTGCCCAAGCTCGGCAAAGGCGTCCACTGGCACGCTCAAGAAATACTGGCTCCATGCCGCAATCCGCGCCGTGCGGCTGATCGAGTACACGAACAGCCGGTTGCCGATTGCGCACACGTACTGGCCCGTGCCGTAAAAGTAGAAGCTCCTTGGGGCGACACCCGGCACACGCAGTTCGGGCCGCACCAGCGCGTCGATTGGCGAGCCCACATCCACATCGGCCAGGCTGTTGGTATGCCGCAGCGTGGTGATCGACCGAAACCCGTAGTCGCTCAGAAAATACAGGTCGCCGCCCACGCTCACCACCGAGCGCGGGAAGCTCGTCCCCACGTTCTCCACAATGTCCTCCAGGCGCATGGCAGTAGGGTTTGGGTCGGCCACCCACACTTGCGCACCATCCCGCGACAGCACAACCAGATTGCCCTGGTACACGCCCAAAGCATTGGCGGCCCGGTCGCCTTGGCTGTTTAGCCCGGTAGGCAAAAATCCGGCGTCGTTGGCCGCCGTCCAGTCGCGCGGGTTACCCGTTTTGGAGTAGCGCACCACATCCGCGTTGCCCGCGCCCACGGCGAAGATTTTGCTGGCAATCTTCAGGCAGGCCCGCGTGTCGGGGCAGTTGGCGTCAGCAACGTGCGTGGCTGGGCTGCCGTCGAGATAGTGGTGCTCCACTTGCCCGCCCGCGTACTGCACGGCGCAGTAAATGAAGGCATTGAACACATCGGCAAAGGGCACGTCGGCCACCGCCTGCGCGCCGCCAGAGAATTGCACCCTGTTGGCCTGAAACAGCGGGTTGGCGTGCGTGATCGTGCCGCTGCCGTAAAACGTGTGCAGCCGGCCAAAAGCCGCAAACAAGCCCCTGGTGCCGGGCTCCAAATCCGCCACCTTGGTCAGGCCGGGGCGTTTTTGCGCCGCCAATCCCGTCGTTACGTAGGCATTGCGCATCTCCAGCAGCCGGTTTGCATCCGACACGCTGGAGCCCTTGCGCAAATCAATGCCAAGGTCGAACTTGTCGAAATGAATGGATGGCATGTCAGATGTCCTTTTTTCTTGCCGATATCAGCTCTTTGAGTTTGGCGCCCTGGTTCATCGCCAAGCGCCCCCGTTCCAGCGCCGCAAATTGGCGGGCACCCATGCGCTCCCGCTCCAGCGGCGCAGTATGGCAGG